ATCACTGTCTTTATAAACTTTAACAGTACCAGAACCTTTTTGGATTACTTTACTCCAATTGATTACTAAAGTTTCAGAAAATGGAGCATTGATACCACTTGGATTAATTGAGGTTACTGTAGGTGCTACAGGATTAAAGGATGTTAATGCACTGCCCAAAATATCAAATGGTGTAACATCGTAGGCAGGTGTATTAAATGCCCAAGTTGTTTTACCAAACTTGTAATTGATCCAAGTAGTACAATAGGTAATGGTACCTTCATCTATTGTAATATAATAATCTGTACCAAAGTCTCTAGTGGCAAAAGGAAACCCGACCACATCATTGCGATATATCAAACTGCTAGCGGCTAATGTTTCAACCAATGTACCATCTGATTTATAAAGTTTTGCATTGCCTGAACCTGCGGCCAATGCACCATAGAAAGTAGGACCAGTGAATTTTATAAAATAACTTCCTCTTACTGGTGCGGCCTCTCCTCCAGTATTTCCTGGAACTTCATCAATGGCAAATCCACCTATGCTTGCAGGATATTTTACAGATGGGTTGAGATAACCTACAGTATCATAGGTAAAATAATTATTATCAAAATTCACTGTACCATTACTGGCATGCTTAACATTAACACTGACAGCACCTGCGGCATGAGCAGGTGTAGTACAATTGATTAAAGTATCATCTATACGAACAACATTGGTTGCGGCTGCGCCACCAAAGGTCACTGATGTCGCAGTATAAGTTTCAAAGCCGGATCCTATAATTGAAACTGGTGTGCCACCAGATTGTGGACCATGATTAGGACTAACTGAAGTAACTGAAATTAATCCTATGTTGCTTGTGGCCGAACTTGCATTTCCAATAACCACATTAAGAATGCCGCCTGATTGATTGGCAACAACACCATCTCCAATAAAATTCAATTTGGTAGTATTAGCATTAATGATGTTACCTTCATCGTAGACACTTAGTGGTGTTGTTGGAACAGTACCGCTTGAAAGATTAATACCAGTGGAACTGGTAATTGCTTTAATAATATCATCAATTAAACTATTAGTGCCTGTATTACCTAATACTAAATTACCTAATTTGCCTAAAAGATATTGTACACCACCAATGGCCAGTGCAGTTCCTAAAGCATCAAATACCTTAGTCTCTGGACCAATGGCCTGTGTTTGTTGAATAGGTGTAAAGTTAAATCCATTGGTAGGACTATATGGTCCTGCTATGGTAGAATTGATACCTCGAGCCTTGACTAGAAAATTACCTGTAGCAATGGTGTCATAATCAAACTGTACCTGTGTACCGCTGGGAAATGTGTTACCAATAGTTGGCCTGCTTGTACCTATTAGTGTATAATTTCTATTCTCATCAAGTGGGACAGCCACATCAGTTGTTATCCAGAATTCAACTCCTTCAACAACGCCAGTTGGGCTTAGAGTTTTTACAATAACTCTAGGACGACTATCAAGTTCAACCTTGTCAACTGTAGGAGTTGTAGGTGTGCCAATGCTACCAATAGTAATGATACCGTCAGCATCACTTCTTGTGTAACGATATAGATCTGCTGTAGAATAAACAGTAGCATCATATTCTAATGCCGTAATCTCAACCTTAAGAGCACCTTGATCATCTTGTATTTCAGTGATAGAAATAATTCTAAATAGTTTGGCACTGAATGTCAACTTGTCATCAGTAACATCAATGATGTCACCAGCCTTCAAACTGATCTTACTAAAGTCGCTGGCAAACTTGATAACAAGATCGACCCTACTTTGTTTAAGTTCAATAAAGCCTAGCAACTGTGCTTGGATAGGTTCATTGATAATATCATAAGATAGATTTAGAGTGTTAGTGACTTCATTGGCATTTCTATCACCTGAAGGTATTTCAATAGTTACATAGTCACTGTTGTCTTTAAGTTCTCTATGTGGAAACTCGACCCTAACGCTATTGTATAATTCAGCAAGACCTGTTCCATTGATTGAGATACTGCCAAGAATGTTAGCGGAATTAAAACTAGCCACACTAGTGCCAGTACTATTGATAACAACGCCCCACTTGCCATCATGTATGTCATAACCTAACCAACTGCCAGCAGCCGAACAAATCTTTTCAATGTTCTTCATTACAGGCTGACTGGTATCAATTACACCATTAATTTGATAACGATTGGCTAGAGTCTGTGCTCCTGTACCTTGATCAGCATAGGCAACACTCTGTGCAGAGAATGTGTTTAATTCTGTTAAACTTTTCATAGTGAATAAACCTCCGCGCTAGGAATACCAGCGCCATATCTTGTGTTGGTCATGTAGTCGTTGAGGACATCACCAGGTAGTTTCATACTGTTGTTAATATTGAATATAAGATTTTTTAAACCAGTGACATTCTTATCTTTGTTGTAATCAACTCGAACAACGGCAAATATTAGGTCATTCATCATATGCGTTGAACTGGTCCAACCTGGAATAATATCATAGGCATTGACCAATGTGTTATTGGTATAATAACTTGGAATAACTTGTTTGGTGCTGTCGCCAGCAAAACAATAGATCTTAACTAGCCCATCTAAACTCTTATCAACAGTACCATTGCTATCAGTTGTGTAGTCGGCGGTAATGCCATCTGATTTAAAATTAATTTTCTGTTGTCCCCAATAGATATCATTGAATGTATATACACTATCTGCATTTGTGCTTAATAGTGTACCAGTCTTTTCACTTATGGTTAGACAAAAATACATGGTCCTATTGGTGTTGGTCATAACAGCATCTGTAATAATGCCGCCTTTAAAAGCACTGCCATAAACTACAGGAATCTTATTGTCTGCGGCTGGCTCAATAGGTTGCCTAACACCTTGATCAATTGGAGCAGTATTATTTGTAGCATTGGTACTAGCCGCAATTTTCTTTGCTACAAAAGCCATACCGGCAATCTTAACCAATGAACTGGCAACACTACCGCCTGAAAAGAATTCAACTATTCCGCTTAAGAAACTCATACAGGTGCTCCAAAGTTTAGATTACTTTTGGCCAATGCTGGCACACGATCCATTGACTTGTCATTGGGAAAGAATATCTTTTCATCAACAGGATTTGTTCTGCGTCCTGCTATTTTATTGTTCAAAAGTTCTACCACACTGGTTGCTGACAATACCATAGTGATCTGACCGGTGTCACTGCCCATGTCAAGATCATCTGATATATTGTAATTGTTGATAACTCCGTGGAATTTGCCTGCAGGGTTACCAGCAATATTTAGGAGTTCGCCAGTAGTGGGATTAAAGAATGCACGATATACATCAATCTTACTGCCTTTAATTCTATGTGCTATAATATCACTGACATTGCCACTAGGGATGCCTGATATAGTTAGAGTTAATTCTTCAGTGGTTGCTCTTAGGCTGTTGCTAGTATTACTAATGCCCAACATCTGACCTAGACCTTGATAAGTTGTACCACTTAATGTATATGTCTTATGGTAATCACTGAATGTCAATACTTGATAGCCAGGGATATCTAATCTAACAAATAGATTAGTTTGTAGACTTTTATAGGATGATAGATTTATGCTCATAGAACTTCAGAGAACACAAAAGGTCCGCTCCAACTAATTCTATTGCGTTCAATCAATGTCCATTTAGGAAATTGTGTGCAGATAACATTCCAATAGATGTTAGGTCCGACTGCTAGAGTGTAGGTACCAGCGGCTTCACGCACGGGTCTATGTACAGTGATGGTATTTGAACTGTAAGCAACATCATTGACTACACTATATACCCTGCCACTTGTACCTAATTGAATAAGATCACCAGACTTAAATTTAAAACCACTCTGTAAATTAGGGCCACTTGAAATAGTCAGCGTATTGCCACTGGCGTAGGTAACACTGATATTGCCTACTGTACTAGAGTAATTGCCTTGGTAGCCATTAAACCAACTCATAGAAGTTTTGTTTAGATTTACATTGTCGGCAGTGATACGATCCAATGCTTCCATCTTTTCAATTAGAGGACGGAAAGTTGTCCATTGATGTCCATCGGATAGTTTAACTTCAAACTCCCATGCCTGTCCACCTAGACTGGTTGTTTTAACAACACCATCACGGCTGACAGTCTGTGCCACTTTTTTTAATTTGTTAATGCTGAGTGTTTCAGCGTAATCGAATACTGTTTGAAATGTCATAATTGTTTACCTTCTAGTAGATGGAATGCCTCTGCGTCCAACTTCTGCTACTGAGTGTAGGAAGGTTGGGTCTTGGGCCAACATCTGTTTGAAACTCATTGAATCAACGGCATTGATGTGATAGTTAACATAGGTTGATCCACCACCAGCACCATTCCTCAACATATTTTTGTTAGATACAATGCTACCGGCACTAGACGGAACAAACAATTCAGGACCACGCTCGCCAACAATGTAAGGAGTACCTCCACTGACTGGCCCGCCTTCTGCTTTACCTGTTAAGAATGCGCCAACAGTATCAAAGAAACTACCACCTGCACTTTTAAGGCTTGTAAAGATGCTGGTAACCTGCGCCTTCATTTCAATCTTAATTAAGTCTTGTATTACACTGGCCGCAAAGTCTTTGAACTTAAACTT